TCCTACTGGTAAGATTGCAATTGCATATACCGTATGGTCTACAGAATGGCGTAAGGGTGCAGGTAGAGATATCATACTTGCAATTAGAGAAAAACTAATTGAAGATACAGAAAGATTATTTGGTGTAGAACGAATGATTACATTATCACCACTTACAAATATGGCAAAAAGGTTTCACGAAAGAAACGGTGCAAAATTATTAAACCATAATGATGAAAGTTATAACTTTGAGTACAATTTAAATGAAGATTAATAGAGACGCAATGGAAAGTGTGATAGATGTTGGTAGTGGATTTTTTCTATCTATTATAATTCAAATAACAATATTTCCTTTATTTGATTTACACCCTACAATATTTGAGAACTTTCAAATTGCATTAATATTTACCGTGGTATCTATGACAAGGTCAACACTATGGCGAAGATATTTTAGAAGAAGAAGAGTATGATGATGAATGAACAAGATATTGAAGAATATCATAATATAGGTAAGGCAACATTGAACTTAAAAGACTATGCAAATGAGAATGGTCTACCTATTATGGATAGAATTCAGTTTGATAGATGGACAGAAGAACTAGGTAAAGAACAATTTAGAGTTTTACTATCTCAATATATCGCTGAAGAGAGACCAAAGTTTCCGTTAAAGAATATATCTCACGAAGATATGAGAAAGAACATTATTGATTTATCAAAGTTTGATACTTCAAAGATATGTACACCTAAAGAACAAATAGAGAAAAAGGTATTTGAAAAATATGAAGACTACGAATATGGATTTGAAAAACACGGCCTTGGGATTATTGATGGTGGTAATCAATTTAATTTGTGTAGCAATTATTTCCATCAGCATTTACGCTTGAATTGTAGTAGTTATGGATTTAGAGCACCACTAGAAGTATGGCAGAATGGTAATGCAAAAGACATATGGAAGTGTTTAGGTCCTATCTGGAGAGGTATCAATTCAGAAAGAGTTTTAAAAGAGGCAACTTATTTAAGTGCATTTAGATTAGGCACATATATTGCAACACAATTTAAACCTGTTGTTGCAAAAACAATTTACGATATTACGAAAGCAGACACCGTGTTAGATACAAGTTGTGGTTGGGGTGATAGATTGGCAGGTTTCTTTGCTAGTCAGGCAACGCATTATTATGGTTGCGACCCTAATCCTAACACATATAAACAATATATGAAACAGATAGAAGAGTATACTAAAATATTTCCTAATAAGAAAGTTAAGATATACAATTGTGGTGCAGAAGATTTACCTTATAATGAACTACCTGATATAGATTGTGCTTTTACAAGTCCACCATATTTTAGTACAGAAGAATATAATAAAGGTGGCGAGAAAGAAGAAAACCAGTCGTGGTTTAAATTCAACGAATACGAGAAATGGAGAGACGAGTTTTATTTACCAGTTGCAGATAAGACACTAGCAAAATCAAAGTTTATGTTAGTGAATATTATGGACCCTAAAGTCAAGAATGTTAGACATAGGTCTAGTGATGAACTGATAAATAGAAATAGAGATAAATTCATAGGTCAAATTGGTATGGTAATTATGCAAAGACCTCAAGGTAATGCAAAGTTTAAAACCAAAGAAGAACTAAATGAGTTTATGGCTATGAAGTATATAGAAAATGTATGGTGTTTTGGACCTAAAGATTATGACTTCTTTTCAGCGAGTAGAAAAGGAACATTGGAAAATTTCTTATAGGTGCTTGACAAATGAAATCAAATAGTATAATATGGAGTAATAATGACAGATTTTTTAAAAGATATAATTAAAGAAACAGGTAACGAATATGCCACTCTGGCGAGTGAAGGCATAGACGCTGGCGATGTAACGAACTTTGTTGATACAGGTTGTTACTCCTTAAACGCTTTATTGTCAGGTAGTATCCACGGTGGTATGCCTGCAAACAAAATTACTGCAATCGCAGGTGAGGCCGCTACAGGTAAAACTTTCTTTGCATTAGGAATATGTAAACACTTTTTAGATAAAGACCCAGACGCTGGAGTTATATATTTTGAAAGTGAAAGTGCCGTATCTAAAAATATGATTGAAGATAGAGGCATTGATAGTAAGAGATTTGTAGTTGTACCAGTTGCAACCGTGCAAGAATTTAGAAGTCAAGCAATTAAAATCGTAGACAAATACCTAGAACAAGACGAGAGTAAAAGAAAACCTATTATGTTTGTTCTTGATAGTCTTGGTATGTTATCTACAACAAAAGAAATGGAAGACACAGCAGAAGGTAAAGAGACTAGAGATATGACAAGGTCTCAAATTGTGAAGTCTACATTTAGAGTTTTAACATTGAAACTTGGTAAAGCAAATATACCTATGATTATGACCAATCATACTTATGATGTTATAGGTTCAATGTTCCCACAAAAAGAAATGGGTGGAGGTTCAGGTTTAAAATATGCCGCTTCATCTATCATCTATCTTGGAAAAAGAAAAGTAAAAGACGGCACCGATGTCGTTGGCAATATTATTCATTGTAAAAATTACAAAAGTAGGTTAACAAAAGAGAACTCTATGGTTGATGTTTTGTTAACATACGAAAAAGGATTAGACAAATATTATGGTCTTATGGAACTTGCTATTGAAGCAGGTATCTTTAAGAAAGTGAGTACAAGAATTGAGTTACCTGATGGTACAAAAACATTTGGTAAAACGATTAATGAAAATCCTGAAAAGTATTATACAAAGGAAGTATTAGAGAAGATAGATGAACAAGCCAAAAAACAATTCCTCTACGGATAAAAAGAAAAGATACGAATTCGTTATCAAAGAAGGTGACGAGTTTTCATCAATTAGAATTACCGAAGGTGTATACAAAGATGTTATATACCAATATGGTAAGGTGCAATTTGCAAAAGAAGAAACGCAAAATGGCCAAATGCCTTTACAATTTCAATGGACATTAAAAAAGAAACCAGAAAAGTTAGACCTGGATATTGACAAAGAAGGATTTATAAAGTATATTGGAGATATATTAGTTGAAATTATGGATGAAAGAATAAAGGATGGGACAATCATTGATGACAAATAGATTAGAAGACACAATACTGACAAACTTAATATTCAATGAAGAATATACAAGAAAGGTGTTGCCGTTTCTTAAAGATGAATACTTTGGTACAAGAAGTGATAAAATTATATTTTCACAAATTTATGATTTCGTTAATAAATATAATAATCTTCCGACTAAAGAGACCTTGATTATAGAATTAAATACTCGTAAAGATATAAATGAGGAAGAATTTAAGGCTATAAAAACAACAATCGCAGGACTTAATCCTGTAGAAGCAGATTTAGAATGGTTGTTTGATACTACAGAGAAGTTTTGTAAAGACAAGGCGGTAAACAATGCAGTACTTAACGGCATTAAAATCTTGGATGGAAAAGACCAGAAAAGAACTCCAGAGGCCATTCCTTCAATTTTATCTGAAGCTCTTGCTGTGTCTTTTGATAATCATATTGGGCACGATTACATTGATGACGCAGACGATAGATTTGATTGGTACCATCGTAAGGAGTTAAAACTTCCATTTGACTTACAATATTTCAATAGAATAACTAAAGGTGGCGTACCACAAAAGACTTTGAATGTATGTCTTGCTGGTACTGGTGTAGGTAAATCGCTGTTTATGTGTCATCTAGCGGCTTCAAGTATACTTGAAGGTAAGAATGTTTTATATATCACATTAGAAATGGCAGAAGAAAGAATTGCTGAAAGAATTGACGCTAACTTATTAGATGTTACAACAGACGATTTACTTGCATTACCAAAACAAATGTTTGATGATAGAGTACAAAGATTAAAAGACAAAAGTCCTGGTAAGTTAATTATTAAAGAATACCCAACGGCGTCTGCTCATAGTGGACATTTCAAAGCATTATTAAATGAACTTGCATTAAAGAAAAGTTTTAAACCAGATGTATTGTTTATTGATTATTTAAATATATGTTCTTCTAGTAGATTTAAAGGTGGTAATATATCATCATACTTCTATGTAAAAGCAATTGCAGAAGAATTAAGAGGTCTTGCTGTAGAGTTTAAGTTACCTATATTTACTGCTACTCAAACAACAAGAACTGGTTTCGTATCTACAGACATTGGTCTTGAAGATACTTCAGAAAGTTTTGGTCTACCTGCAACGGCAGACTTTATGTTTGCATTAATGACTAGTGAAGAGTTAGATAGTCTTAATCAGATGAAAGTAAAACAATTGAAAAACAGATATTCAGACCCAGCGATAAATCGTAGTTTTATCATTGGTGTTGATAGAAGTAAAATGAGATTGTATGATGTAGAACAAAAAGCACAAAATATAGTAGATAGTAACCAGGAGAAAGATATTGAAGAAACTGACCCATACGATAAGTTTTCTGATTTCAAAGTTTAATATGCCAAGAAAAAACACAGCCCCCATAAAACAAAAAGGAACTAGAAAGTTGGAACCTGGAGAGAAACTACACTATACAAAGAGTATGGTAAAGAAACGAGGTAAGATTTACTGGAGGGTTACTGAAAAACCTACAGGTACTATTGTAAAAGATTATTTTTTTGAAAAGGACGCTAGAGCATTAGTTAGATTTCAAAATAAAGAAAGAGTATGGGAAGCAAATGGAGGTATTCCACACTTCCTTTGTGAACAAATTAATTTGAAAAAAAGTTAAAAAAAATGCTTTTTTTGCTTGACAAGCTTTATAGGTCGTGTTATAGTATATACATAATCAATAGAAAAGGACTAAATTATGACTAACTTCACTAACGACCCTATCAATTTTCTTTCTGCCAACGAAGGTCAACTTGAACTTCATACTAAAGAAGGTCTTACATATATGACCGATAAGGTAGAAACTATCGCAAAGATTTTAACTAATCACGGTGTTCCTGTTTCAGTAAACACTTCATCTTCAATGGACTTTGCAGATGAATATGGTTTCGCAAATTGGGACGGTGCTCAAAAACTTTGGGCAAGTGCATTAGAACTATTAGGTTACTCTGTAGAGTAGTTTAGTAGGGTGTAGTAGTGGCATAGACCTAGGTTATAATACTACTTAAATGTGTCCTGAAACAATCGCCTGCCAAGGAACAGCCCATTTTCATTCAACAATCTCACAATTATTCTGCTCGTAGCTCAACTGGATAGAGCACCAGTCTTCTAAACTGGATGTTGCAGGTTCAAGTCCTGCCGAGCAGGCCAATTGTTGTTTAGTGCTTGACATAGGGATAAATATGATATAGTATCATCATATAAATGGAAAAATAATATGTATAAAAACATTGTAGAACAAGCAGCCAAAAAGGCAGGCTCATTATTAGAATATAATAAGAAGAAATCTACTGCTTCTGCCGAGGTTTTTATCTTTAGACGAAAAGATAGAAACCAAGCAAAGATAGAAACACAAAATTTTTTAAAAGCCAACAAGATTAAATTTATTGATAAGAAGACTTATCTATCAAGTGAGAATATTACAGAGTTTGAACTCGGTGGTAAGATTATACGAATTGTATATAAACCAACAGGTGGTGGTTCAGGTGGAGGTGCCGCTGTAACTGCTGTAACTGAAAGTGCCCAATGTTACTATTGTTCACTTGCGTTTAATATTAAACGAGGTCCTATCAAAGAAGCAGATTGTACTATAACTAATTTAGAGAAGGCCGCAAAGTATGTACAGGCAACCGTAAAAGTTAAATCTATGGTAGATAGACTACCAGAAGATTGGCCTGATACATTAATTAAATCTGCAAACATAGTTTACAACAAATATAAAAGTAAAGTTACAGGTTCAGTATACTTTCATAGGGATTCCGAATTTATGAAAAAAGTATATAGAGCAAAGAAAGAAGTACAGAAGATGGATAAGGCGTCTGGTAATCCACAGGCACCTGGTTCGTTTTCAGATGATAAATGGAATCCTGGCGATATATGGATGACCACAATGTCTCCTGGTGCAGACCCTTTGAAAGAATTTAAACAAGATTGGTCAGTATTAAATCAGGCAGTATTAGATAAGGCAGGTCGTATCAAAAGTCCTAAAACATTTTTGTTAGGTATCTCATTAAAGAAGTTAGGTAATGTTGCAACACTAAAAGAGTATAACGCACCTACAAGAGTGAAAGAAGTAGAACACCCTTATAAGAGTTATATCTTTGGCAGAAACAATGACTTCTTTTCATCTATTGATATGTATATGAAAATGGGTACTGCTGAGGTTCAGTTTAGAGCAACAAATAGTACCTCTTCTTGGCAAGGCGAAATTAAAGGAGTAACAGCCGCAGGTGGAAAAATCGGTGGTGGTAATTTAAATTTCTATTGCGAAAGACAATTGAGAAGAAGTATTGGTGGTGGTCTAAAAGGTAGGTCTTGGAAAGAAACACCAGGTAATCAAGTTAGATTAAATGATATGTATTTACTATTTAAAAAATACACACCTAAAGAACAACATATTGAACCTAATATTTTTATTAAGAAATGTATTGACAAAGGTGGTAGTTTTATCTTCTCAAAGAATATGTGTTTACAATTTTTAGACACATTTATGTCAGGAACTTCTTCTCAAAGAAACAGATTATGTACTGATATAGTAAGATATGCCGCTAGTAATACAGACCAGTCTTCTTTTTTTATAAAGGTATCTTAAAACTTATAAATAGTAGTAGACGAAGTGAGAGTTATATTGATGGATAGTTTATTTGTATATGGAAAAAATGAAGGAAAAAAATGTTTAGTTTTAAAGGATATTCCTCTTCAGGTGCCAATACACACCTAGAACATTTAGAGGATAGTATAATCAACGATGGTGCTAAAGGTGGCAGAAATGCGATTGCATTTTTAAAATCTTTACAAAAAATGCTTTCGGCAAATGTTAGCAATAAAGTTAATGTTACCGTTAAATGGGATGGAGCGCCTGCTATCGTTTGTGGTACTAATCCTGAAAATGGCAAATTCTTTGTCGGTACAAAATCTGTATTCAATAAAACACCAAAAATCAATTACACTTCAGCAGATATATCACGAAACCATCCAGGTGGTGTAGGTGGTACACTTCAAATAGCATTAAGAGAATTAAAGAAATTAGGTATTAGAGGTATCGTACAAGGCGATTGTCTCTTTACTAACGACACAAAGAAAGTCGTAAACATAGATGGTCAATCTATGATATCATTTACACCTAACACAATCACATATGCAATGCCAGCCAATAGTGCAGTAGGTAGAAAAATTGCAAGAGCAAGAATGGGTATTGTATTTCACACACAATATAATGGTAAAACGATGGATAGTCTAAACGCTTCGTTTGGTTATGTATCAGGAATTAGAAGTGGTAGTGTATGGGTACCATCGGCACAATACAAAGACGCTAGTGGTAGTGCAAGTTTTAGTCGTGCTGAACTTACAAAGTTTAATGCACAATTAAGAATGGCAGAAGGTAGTTTAAACAAGGCCGCACCTTTACTAAATCAATTTGATAGTAGAGACGAATTATCTGTAGGTTACAGATTAAAAACTTATTTCAATAGTATCGTTAGAGGTACACAAGGTATGGGTAGAGTAAAAGATTTAGTTGATAAGTTTCCAGATTACTATGAGAACTTTATCAATGCAGAAATAGACGCTAGAAAAACACCGAAAGGTAAAGAAAAATTTAAAGTCGCAAAAGAAAACAATACAAAGTTTATTGCTCGTAATAAACAATCTTTATATTTTGCAATCGCAACTTATGTAACATTACAAAATTGTAAAGGTATTGTATTAAGTAAACTTGCACAAATACAAAGTGTAGGACATTTTTTGAGAACTGATAGTGGTTATAAAGTAACAGCACCTGAAGGTTATGTTGCAACTGACCGTGTCGGTAATGTTGTTAAACTGGTAGATAGATTAGAGTTTAGTAGAGCAAACTTTACTATCGCCAAAGATTGGGTGAAAGGTTAATATGTTATATGATACAACAGGTTCAGGAGGCGCAATGCTAGGATTTAAAGATTACATAATAAATCATTTGTTAGAAGCAAAACAAACTAGAATTATTATTATGGGTGGTCCAGGTTCTGGCAAGTCAACTTATTCAGAATATTTAATTAGACACTTTGGTATTAAACACATTTATCCTGGTGGTCTATTAAGAAAAGAAATAGACAAAGGTGGTCCAGAAGGTATGAAGATTAAAAAACTTT